GACCATTATCTGTTCTGCCTTCTGTTGTGTAATACAATTCAAAAAAAGGTATTTGTAGAGCTGTTGCAATTTCCAGGTAAATTCTCTTTGTATAAAAAGGCTTCGTTTTATACTGGTCATTGGCATTGAAGATTAAATCCGCTAAAAATAAGGCTTTTCCACATGCTGGACATTGGCTAATTTTATCAATATCTGAATAAGCTATGCCGTTATGCTGATTTCTATGCCATATTGAGTAAGGTGTCTTTAAAACTCCTGGATATTGCTCATTTCTAGCCATAAAACCTCAATAATTTACCCAGATAAGTTGTCAACTAAATTTATGCGATTTGGATAAACTCCTTTACTTTTTTAGGTTGTGTAATTATATAAGATAATAATATGAATAATTTACAATCTAGTAAAATTAGAGTTATTGACTGGTTTTTACCGAAAAACTTTCGATATTTTAATTGCACACTATGTTTATATTATAACGATAGCGGAAGAAAGAAGGAGAAGTGAACAATACCAAGAAACAAATTTTTGAGAGAAGAGCCAATAATATTGTAAATAATTACAATTTAAAGAAACAAATTTTTGAGAGAAGAGCCAATAATGTTGTAAATAATTCTAGAGAAAACTTTCAAGAAATTGGTGTTGATTTAGATTTACAAAAATCTTTTGAATTAGCAACTAACTTTGCAAGAACTCAATTAACTTTTATAAACTCATTTAAACAATTTCCGTTGATGAAATATTTTATTCAAGATCCGTTTAGATGGAATATTTTAAACTACATTATTTATTTCTCTTCAAAAAAAGAGCCAATTTATTTAGAAAGATTAAAAAAGTATATTCGAAAATCAGATCGTCATGTTGAAAAAATATTAAAAGATTGTTTAGCAAATGGCAGTTTTGTTGTTTTAGACCCACACAATACAGTTTTACTAAATAGAAAAATTGTTAGCATAAGACCATCAGAAAGGTTAATCAAAGAATTTTATGGTCATAACATTTTAATATACAAAAAACATATGAAAATAATTGAAAGATTTAATTTTAAATGCAAAAAGTAGAAGAAAAAAAAATTGGAGATTGGACTTCTGTTTCAGAGTTACAAGATTACGCAATCGTAAGAACTGCACCTAGAGGATTATTAGGAACTCCAATGGCAGATGTTTTATTTATTTATAAAGCAAGACCTGGACAAGCAGCAAAAGATAATAGAAAACAACTTCATTTATATGGAGAAGAAGATGCTGTTTTTAAAAGAGCAGTAGAAATTATTGATAGGAAAAAGAATGAAGCCAAAAGAGCTAAAATGCACAATGAGTTTGTTGAAAAATTTAGAAATTCAAAATTTTTAAATCTTAATAATATTGCAACACCACCAGGAACATTACTTGGAAGAGCAATTCAAAATACTGGTTTGACTGCTAGAAGCTTTGCTGAACAAACTGGAATTAAAGCACCATCTTTATATCATCATGTGAGTGGTGGTAGAGAAATATCAAGAGAGCTAGCAATAGAGTATGCTGAAAAATTACAATGCGATCCAGTTGATTTAATGTTTGAAAAAAAATCAATTCCAATTTGGAGCAAGTGTGATTTATTAAAAAGCACAGAACTTGAAGAAGATTATGCACCAGGCAGATTGTTTAGTTATAAAGCTAATGAAAAAGATTTAGAAGTTGTAGTTGTTCCAAGAGATATTTACAGAAATGATATTAAAGCAATTAAAGTTGTTGCAAGAGGATCTATGTATCATAACAAAGTTGCTTTTTATTACAGAGCAGAAAACAAAGAACAAAATTATCTAAATCAATTATGTGTAGTTGGTGTTGAGATACCAGTTGGTCCACCAGAATTTTCTAACGATACAGAAACACATTATTATTTTGGAACTTATGAAGAGATAAGAGGTAAGAGTAATTTAATTAACCCAGATCCTTATGTTGATAATCAAAATAAATTTATCTTAAAAGATTTTAAACCTACATTTATCGCACCAGTAATTGTTTTATTAAATCCAGAAGCTGTTGTTGATAGAACACATTTAAAACGTGCACTACCAGATGAAAAATTAATTAGAAAAGAAGAACAGTTATCAATGGAAATTGAAAAATTAAAAAAAGAATTAGCAGTAGAACAAGAATATAAAAAAGAAGCTATGAAGTATGCTGAACATCATGCAAAAGTTTCTAAAGAACAACAACAAAAAGTTGCTATCATTGCAAAAGAACAAGAAGAACAAATGCAAAAAATGATGGATGAAATTAATAAAGTAACTCAAAAAATTAATGAGCAAGTTAAAGATGAGTATGAAAGCAGCATGTTAAATAGATTATTTAAAAAAGAAAAACATTTAGATTTAAAAACTAGAAGATTGAAATCAATAACTGGTGGTAAAAAATAATGTTTGATGATTTTAAAAATGTAAAAAAAGCATTTGCAACACCAAAAGAAATTGCAGAATATTTTGACATTCCAGAAAGTTCACAAAAAAAATGGAGAAATTCTAATACAAACAATATTCCATATTGGAGAGTTGGAGATACAATTAAGTATCCTAGAACATTAATTGCTTTATGGTTTGAAAAACAAATTAGGAACAAATCTCCTATAAAAGAAGTAATCGATCAAACTGATACTAATCGTAAGCAGTCGTTAAAGTAGCAATCTAAAGTTTATCCAAAACGCATAAATAGTTTTACATATTATTATGAGGTCTTATATGTCCTTACATGATTATAAAATCAACAGAACAAAAAAATACTGATCCTTTAGAGGCAGCTTTACAAAACACTCTTCCTCTCTTCGCACAAAAAACAAACATCAATCATTTTTCACCAACACAATTTGTAATTCCAGATGCAGCTTGGTTATTCAAGTATGTATTTATGGACCAAAAGATGAGAAGAGAATTACTTCCATCTAATGCAGCTATGGAAGCTGGTAAAATAGTTGGAGAAGTTCTTCAAAGAATTTATGCAGATACAATTTATAAATTACATCCAGTAAAGAAAAAAGTTGCACCTACTACAAATGAAAAAATTACAAAAGATGCAGCACTCCAGGAGGAGATAGAAAAATTAAAAGAGTATATTCCTAATGATGAAAAGGATAGCGATAAAAAACAAAAATATTTAGAAGAAATTCCAGAAGTAATTAATCATGCTTTATCTGGATTAAAAGAACTAGCGGTAGCAAGTCCTGTAACTTGCGAAAGACAAATATCAATTGATCGACTGGAAGGATTTTCGGCTCCATTGTTACCTACAGTAGGTCGTATTGATTTTGACTATGGTATGAGTAACAATAATCATGAGTTCGGTACACCTCTCCCAGAGACTAATCCGACATCGCAAGATGCCTTTCCTCATAAGATTATTGAACTTAAAACTAAATGGTCTCGTCTTGGCAAAATAAAAAAGGATGGAAACAGATCTTTTCTTGTTTCAGCTGTTCCAGCTACCGCTAGCTTTAATCACTGTGTCCAGGTCGCAACTTATGCGGCACATTTTAATTTTAAAGTTCCAGTTTATTTACTTTACGCAACAAAAGATGGTTATGTAATTTTTGATAGCACTAACTGTCCACATCTTACAGTGGATGGAATGAAAAAGAATTTACAAATAATGTTTAATACCTTCAGAAGAAGAGAAAAAATTTTAGCAATGTTTGAACATTTAACTAGAGAAGAAATTATAGAAGAAGCAGCTGGAATGATGGACATGAACCTAGATCATCCATTTGCATGGAATGGAATGCCAACAGAATTACTAAAAGAAGCTAAACTATTATGGAAGCTATCATGAATTTAGAAGATTTTTATATCCAAAGAAAATTGGACCATCGTAAAAAAAAAATTAAGAGAAGAATTTTATCAGCTCTTTTAATTTTAACTATAGGAGGAATAACTATATGGCTGATATAAAAGATAAGCTAGTCCTGGCTGTTAATGAATTTAAAAAATCATTGGATGGACAAACAATACCTATTCATGGAAATAATTATGCTACTGTTGCATTAAGAGTAGGTGTTGCAAGAAGAGTTCTTGGAACTGCATTAGACATCGTAACTAAAATCGTAAGCATTGATGCAAATACTGTAGTAATGCAAGCAGATGTTTATGTTGATGGTCAACATGTATCTACAGGCCATGCTGAAGAAAAAAGAACAGCATCAAGAATAAATCAAACTTCTGCTTTAGAAAATTGCGAAACCTCTGCTACTGGTAGAGCTCTTGCATTTCTTGGCTTTATTTCAGATGGAATTGCATCTGCTGAAGAAGTTTCAGCTGCAATAGTGCAGCAAGACAAAAAGATCCAACAAGCTTTAAAAGATTTAGAAGCTGTGTCTCACAAAGGATCTTACAACGAATGGTTATCTAAAAATAAATCAATGTTAGGAGAATTGAAAATTAAAAATCCAATTGCCTACACTACGTTTATGGAAGATTTTAAATCACTCAAAACTAATCTGCAAACCAAAGGAGTAATATAATGTCAGATCAAGTTAATACAGAAGCTAAAAAAGACAGACCAGATTTAGGAGCTGCTTTTATAGTAACAAATAAAAAATCTCCTCAATCATACGATATGTCAGGAACTATTGTTGTTGATGGAGTTAAACATCGTTTCGGTGCTTACAAACAAAAAGCTAGCGGCAAAGGCAAAATGGCAGAAGGTACAGAATTTTATACTTTCTACAGAGTTGAACTTGCTGATGAAGCTAATGGTGCTGGAGCTGCTGATACAAGCTTCAACCCAAGTGAGTTGGAGGCATAGTGGACCCAGATAAATTCAAAAGTGTTGCCATCAATATAAAGACTTATCAGTTGCTTGAGGAATTATCTCAAAAGAGATTTGAGTTACCAATAAGTATGTCAAAGACTGTTGAGTTCTATGTTCAAAAAGGTCATGAGGATTTTAAAGGTAAGGATGCCAAGAAAAAATCTTAATAACCGCCTAAAGGAGTTGGAAGACTCCAGACAAGATCAATATGGATCATTCGCAGAGAATATGAATAAGATTGCTGCTGCTTGGTCCATAATCTTGGATAAAAATTTAGTTTTAAAAATAGAAGGCTGGCAAGTTCCATTACTTTATGCTGCTGCCAAATTAATTAGAGCCACTCACAAATTTAAAGAGGATAGTTATGATGATGCACTAGCATACATCGTTCAAGCACATGACATGCACAAAACAAAGTCGGAAGAAATTGATACCGATGAGTTACTTGGAGTGGAAGTTAAACCAAGAACTAAATGGTAGATCCACTTTTGAAAAAGATGATGAATTTTATAAAGAGTATCAACAGTATTTAAAAGATGAGTACAGAAAAAAACCAGAACCAGGAAATTAAAGTAGAAACAAACATCATAAATTTTCCTAATCAAAAAGAGAATGCAGATTTAAGTAAGCAAAGACAAGAGCATGGATTAATTATTCAATCCATTGCACAAAAAATGGATAAACCAAATTTCGATCAATGTACTTTAACTTATGTTGAGGTGTTGTTCCTATCTAATCATGGAGAAACAATAGAGTTTCCCAAACACATATCGTCAAGAATTATTTCAGTTCTTGCTACGCAAATTAACAAACACTCATGTATGGAGGATTTAATATGAGCAGAAAAAAAAGAGAAAGTTATATTTCCTACGATAAGGAAACCTTTCTGAATGAAAAAACTGGTCCAGTTCAAAGACTGGATAACACAGCTTGGTATTTAAAAAAGAAAATGACTAACAACAAAGAAGTTGGATATTTTTTAAATATGCACACTAAATTTCAACAAATGCCAGATACTTGCTTTGCAGCAACAGCTGAAAGAACACCAGAGCTAAATGTACCAGCAATAAAAACACAAATAGCTAAATTTATGGAGGAAAATAAATGAAAGTAATTAGAGATCAAAAATTTATTACTTTCTGTGAAATGCTTGGATCTAATATGAGGTTTTGTAGGTTAAAGTTTGGACAGCCGCAAAAAGTATTAGCAGCTCACATAGGTGTAAGTCATCAAAATGTACAAAAGTATGAAGCTGGAGACATCATTCCATCTGCATATAGATTAAAACAAATCGCTGATTTTTATAAAGTTAAAACAGATGATTTAGTGGACCCATCTTTCATTCACAGATCTACAGTTACGAATGAAGTTTTAGATGCAGCTCCTAAAGTAGAGGTAATTAATGGGAATAGTTGAAAGTGATAAAATAGAAATAGAAGTCCAGGAACAAACCCAAGATGCTGGATGTAAGTATATGGTTGTAGTTAGTTTTGAAGGACCAAATCAAAGCAAAGAAATTGCTAAAATTTTATTAACTAATAGCAAACCACACATAAAACAAACCATTGATAATGGAAATATGATTAATGAGCAAAATAATTAAAACAACAACTGGTGAAGCGGCTTTTGTTCTGGAAGAAACTTTTGAGTCTGAAGAAAAAGCAACTGAAGGTACAGAGCCACTTAACCAGGAGGTCAAAGAGATGGAAGTAAAAATAGAAAATACAAAGTGGAGGAAAAATGGCTAATGTTCCAATAGATTTAGATTATGACAGTAAAGTACAAAGACTAAAAAGAAGATACCAAGGATTGAGTAGAGTAGCAGCTGCTATTAATGACTTATATATTTATGGTGTTTATCCATCTAATTTTCCTAATTTAACTGTAGTCCTGGAGCAAGCTAAAGACCATTGCAAAGAAATAATTAAAGAAACTAAAAATGAAATAGCATTTATTGAAAATCCTAATGGCTTGTATGACCTTGTTATGGATGAGGTGTTAGATGATGCTGATAGAGAAACTGCAAAAAAGAATGACAAAAATTAAGCTACAAGAAAAAGTTATCCTGGACAAGGAGCATCAAAATATAATTGCTGCATTAAAT